AACGACCCTACATCCAACAAAAGATTTGTTGTCGGACTTGACAGAAATAAAATGAGACTGTATGATGCAGATGAGCAAGGTACGATCTCTGATTCTGGACAACAGGTATTAGATAAACTTGATGCAGCAGAAGTTGTCTCTAAAAAATTTACTGATTTTAAAGTATGATTACCCCTAAAAATCCTATGGTCGCAGGAGTTGATGGAACAATTCCAGAACCAGAATTACCTATTGAAGATACTGTACCACAAGATACTGGTTTACCTGATGGTAAACGTGGAAGAAAAGATATACCTAAAGGATTTGATACACCTCAACCTCCTATAGGAAAGAAAGCATACAAGAAACAAAAAGAAAAAGATAAAAAGAATAAAGGTAAAAAATTTGAAGTTGATCTAGATGCCTACCAACACTTTGTTGACCTATGTACAAGTGATGAATCAAAAGACTTTGATAAACTCATAACAAGATACAAAGATCTTAAGAAAGCAGGGTGTAAGATAGAAAGACTTGACACTGCTGCGTCAGGATTAGTAGCAGAAGCAGGAGAGTTTATGGAAATAGTCAAGAAGATGAAGTTCCAAGGTAAACCATACGATGAAGATAACAAAGAACATCTAATGCTAGAACTAGGTGACATATTATGGTACGCATCTCAAGCGTGTATGGCACTTGGTGTACGTATGGAAGAGGTTATCTATATGAATACTATTAAACTTGCTGCTAGATATCCTGATGGTGAATTTACTGTAGAGAAATCTGAGAATCGTGCTGAAGGTGATCGGTGAGTTCTTCTCTAGTAAATCACGTTGCTAGTATTATTAGAAATTCCTGTGAGAGTCTACCTGATCTGAAATCACACCACAATGCGTATCCTATTATAGAGAAAGAGGATATTTTTATTGTTAATGAGATGCACGAGTGTCGTGGTCTTCGTAAAGTACATTTAGAAACTGGATATACTGATAATATAGAGGTAATGCACTGCGTTCTATACCCAGATCCAGAGTATCCTATACCTATTTTTGGTGCTGACATAGTTGCAACACCAACTGTAGTTACTGCTGCTATAGCAGATATATCACCAGTATATAAAACAGATAATATCTATAAAAAACTAAGTAAAATTGCTAATAGGTATGAGTTTAAGGAGAAGAGACCACTACCAGAGTGGGCAGATATATTCTCTCCTTATTGTCAGTTTATGCGTCTTCGTACTGAGGAAGAGAAGTCATTGTATGGATGTATGATAGAAGAGTTTATTGATTTTTATATTGACATAGTAAAGAAAGCAAAGAAAGATACTAACTGGGTCAATACTATGCTGAGATTTGATGACCAGATTCATTATTGTAAACAACAACGCAAAAATAAAAAGACAAAAGCAGTTTTAAGTAAATGGTTTTCACCTGAGTTTGCTGAAGGATATATCAATGACATACTGTTTGATGTACCTCCTATACCTAAATAAATATTGACGGACTTTGGTAGGATGAGTGGCAAATCTATCACGAGCAAAATTTGATCAATATATTGGCGACAATCCTGAGTGGGATAACCTAGAACTTAACATAAATTCTGAGAAGAATGCCTTATTATGGAACGAACAAGGTAATAAGATCATTCGTACGATTGCACCCAATACAAAACTAAAATTAAAATCTAACAAGTCAAAAAAGATCAAGAGATCTGAGTGTGCACACGTGACAGTAAATAATATGTCAGGGTGGATGGCACTTAATGTGATTGAAAAACCTATTAAAGGTAGAGCAAACGTAATGAAGTCTGAACAAGTTGCTATGGATAATCTGGACAAGTTAGTAAAGTCTTTTATCCCATCAGGACCTATAAAAATATGCACACCTTTAGGTGAGTTTGAAAATTGTGTGAGTGTAAGAGATGTAACTGAAAAAGTTAGTGGTAGAGAAGCTAAAGCAGATTTTGTTATAGAACAGATGAAAGGTAATAGAAAAGTTGATGCCATTTACATATCACATAAGAAGGCAGGAGGTGCAAAATCATTTCAACAGTATGGTGGTCTATCTAAACAGGCAGGAAGTGCTATACAAAACCATCCTGAGACAGAAGAATTTTTAAGAGCAACATCAGGTTATGTTGCAGACAATAAACTACAGACACCTACCTATAAAAAGGTACAAGATACTAAACTTATAGGTATGTCAGTGTTTGGTACTAAGTATGGAGAGAAAAAGAATGGTATAGAGAACGTAACTATGGTAGGACAGGGTGATCCAATACTAAAACCTAAGAAGACTGAGGATAATTGTTTTAATTTAGAGTGGTCTGATCACGTAGTGTATAATAATAGTGAAGGAGTAAGATCATTTACAAAAGGAGATTACGAGGCATTCTTTGCTGCTACCTATCGTAGTGATAGAAGATTTGAAATTGATGATCAAGTCTTTAGAGGAGCAAGAGTCGGCATATATCCTAAAGTTTTTGTGTCGGGCAGAACTAACGCAACTATGGTATAATAATAGTATGGCAAAGAACACTCACTTAGAGCATTTAGAAGACGATATACTCAACGATGGAACAAAAGGTGGTAAGAATGCCATCAGTTTCCTGAGAGAGTTGGGTGAAATGCTATCAGAAAAACCTAATAGTATGATGATCACTACCAAATGGGATGGTGCACCCGCTATTATCTGTGGTATTGACCCTGAGACAGAACAATTTTTTGTTGGTACAAAATCAGTATTCAATAAGACCAATCCTAAAGTAATATACAATGAAAGTGACATTGCTTTCCACGACTATCAAGGTGAACTTGCTAAGAAATTAAAATTATGTCTAGAATTTTTACCTAAGTTAGGTATAAAAGGTGTAGTACAAGGTGATCTTCTCTTTACTAATGGAGATAAGAACTATCAGAAAATAAAAGGTAAGAACTGTATTACTTTTACACCTAACACTATCACATACTGTGTAGAAAAGGGATCAGCAATATACAAAGACGTTGATAATGCTACTGTTGGTATAGTATTTCATACAAAATATGTTGGTAATGAACTAGGTGCTATGCAAGCACAGTTTGGTGTTAATAGAGCAAACTTTGGTACACATAAGGATGTTTATGCTGCTACTGCTGAGTTCAAAGATGCAACTAAAGCATCTATGTTCACCTCAAATGAGAGACAAAAGTATGATGCTGCTGTAAATCGAACAGAAGGATCATTAAAACAAGCATCTAAGTTCTTGGATACACTTGTTGGAACTGGTACTGGTAGGTTTATGTTCAATGCTATGTTTAAGGTGTACTTCAACAGGTTTGTAAGAAAAGGTATGAGGTTAGAGAATGCTAGAAAGATAGCAGTAGGGTTCACTGCATACTTTAATGAGACTCTTGACAAAGAGATTGGTATGAAGAAGACAGAGGCAGCAAGAAAGAAATGGGAGAAGGTAAAAGTAGATGGAATGCAGTTCTTATCAACAAATCAACAAGCAGTTTATATGACAGTTGCATCCTATATGAACATAATCTACGCAAAAAATATAGTAATTAAACAGTTAGAAAAAATAAAAGGAATAGGTACATATATCAAGACTGATACTGGGTTTAAAGTGACTGCACCCGAAGGATTTGTTGCCATCAGAGCTGGAAAAGCAGTGAAATTGGTTGACCGACTAGAATTTTCCCGTGCCAACTTCTCAGTAGAGAAGAACTGGGGTTGATAAATAACTATTGGAAAAGTAATAAAGTAGTAATGAAGTTAAGTCAATTCCTTAAAGAAGCGAGGACAGTTGCTGGTGAAGCTGCTGCCAAGCGAGGACTTGCACACGCAGGACACGGATACTATGCTGATAGACAAGGTAACATTGTTGCTAAGTCTGTTGGTGGAGAAAAACTTGTCGCTGTCTCTAAACAAGAAGCAGATCAAGCAACACAAGGTGCAAACCAAGGTGCTGAAGAAGATGCTCATAGAGAAGAGAACGGTGGTGAAGGACTTGGCACTATTGCTTTAACTTTTGGACGCTTTAATCCTCCAACTGTAGGACACGAGAAACTACTCGATGCTGTTGCTTCTGAAGGAGCAGATGCCTACAGGATATACCCAAGTAGAACAGTGGATGCTAAAAAGAATCCATTGGAACCTGAGTCTAAGATACAATATATGCAACAGATGTTTAAAGAACACTCTGATGCTATTGTTAATGATGGTGATATGTCAAACATTTTTAATGTACTATCAACATTAAATCAAGAAGGTTACTCAGGTGTTACTATGGTCGTTGGTTCTGATCGTGTATCAGAATTTAAAGGACTACTTGAAAAATATAATGGTGTAGCATATGACTTTCAAGAACTAGCAGTTATATCTGCTGGTGACAGAGACCCCGATGCCGATGGTGTTGAGGGTATGAGTGCATCTAAGATGCGTGCGTTTGCAGCATCAGGTGACTTTGAATCATTCTCTCAAGGATTACCAAAGGGATTCTCTAATGGTAAAAAATTGATGGAAGAACTACGTATGGGTATGGGTATCAAAGATAACCCAGAGGAAGAACAAGTCACAGAACTGTGGCAGATTGCACCTAAACTTGCACAAGATGATCTACGAGAAGCATATATATCTGGTGAGATATTCTCATTGGGCACACTTGTAGAACATACTGACACAGGAGTACGTGGAGAAGTAGTTTACCGTGGTACAAACTACGTCATCTTTAAAGATGAACACGACTGGGAATTTAACTGTTGGTTGACTTCATTAAATGAAGTGGTAGAAAAACACCCATCAGCAGATGATGGTGGTACTGGCAACGATTGGAAAGTTGGTCAGGATACTATCAGAACTGCTGTACAAGCAATGACACCTGGTCAATCAGTTAAGAAGTTTTCAGACTTCAAAAAACAA